TAGGCATAGATGCCGATCAGGAAGTGGAAGACTACGAGTTGGAAAGGACCACCGTTGTAAAGCCATTCATCAAGGGATGCGGCTTCCCAAATGGGGTAGAAGTGAAGACCAATTGCATTGGAACTAGGGACGACAGCACCAGAGATGATGTTGTTGCCATACATGAGCGAACCAGCAACGGGTTCACGAATACCATCGATGTCCACAGGGGGAGCAGCGATGAAGGCGACGATGAAGCAGATAGTTGCTGCAAGCAGCGTAGGGATCATCAGAACGCCGAACCAACCAACATAAAGACGGTTGTTTGTACTGGTAACCCATTCGCAGAAGGATTCCCAGTTAGACACGCGAGAGCGTGAGAGAGTTGAACTAGCCATTTTGAATAAAAATAAGTAAGACCATCAGGGAAATGGTGGAGTTACTATTCCTCTGCCACCCTTAGGCAGAGGTATGAGAGACGTAATTTTGACACCCTAGAGGTCTCGGTTTGCGGGGTGTGTTTGTCGCGAAAGCAAGACTTTCGTTACATTTGTTTACCTATTTAGTATAACAGAGGTAGGGTTTTCCGTCAAGGACAAAATTGGAGTATTTCTACTTAGTGAACTGACCGTAACCAGTTCCAGATGTCCATCCTCCAGGTCCTTCATGGAAGTTTTCCGAACCACCCTGTGATTCTACCACAGTGGTCCAGTTTTTTGAAGCCATTTCGTAGAGTTTTTGGTGAATATCAGCAGACTCATTAGTCTCAGACTCATCCAAAATCTGTCGTTCTTCTACTGCCTTGTCATGTGCTTCTTTATATGTCATCTGCTTCTCAGACAACACGGGAGGAGAGAACCAAGGATCAATCTCTAGGTAATCAGGAGCAGGGACACCAGTATAATACTGGTCTTCATAATCTAAACCATCTTCTTCAAATTCCTTACAATCAACAACATCTTCGTCAATTGCACATTCAACATCCCAACTACCTGTTGCTTCAGGAGAGTGAAAAATTTGACCGAGAGTTTCCTTAATTTTTTTAATCATGCCCAGACTAGTTGTTTGTAATAGTTATGTGCGTAAATTTCGCGATTCCCTTTAATACCCCAACCTAACCAGTAATAAGCAGGAACCATGTACTGATGAATAGACTTACCACTTCCTTCAAACTCAGGAAGATAACGTTGGAAAGTAGATTCATTAATCATATAAGAAGTTTGTCCTTCAAGAGTAGAAGGATCCATATTGTAACGCTCAGCAAACTTACCGAGATTTCGGTAGCGTCCTACTGAGGTCCACTGAATAAGACCATAACCTCCACTATGGCAAGAGTCGTAAGGAACTCGAGCCCCTCCCTCGCATATGTCGGGAACGAAGTTGCTTTCTTGTTTAATGTTACCCATGATCGTTGCAATAGCATTACGATCTCGGATCTTAGTTTTTGTTTGGAGTTGTTTAAGGACATACTTTTCGTTGTCAGTGCAGTCGGGACACTTCCATGTCTTTTCGACTACAGGAATTTCTACAACCTCAGGAACCTCGGGTGGAGGAGGTGTAGTAGCAGGACCAATAGCAGCAAATCCAATTGCCACGGCGGCAGTGGCGAGTAATGTATTCATGAGTCTCATAGGAACCCCATTATATTAGCATACAAAAAGAGGGGCGTCAACTGGATTGTGCCAGTTACCCCTCTGTCATGCGACGACGATATTTAATTATATTTAGTCTTTTTTAAGGGTAATAATAATACGATCATTTTCAAAGTCTGCTTTGAACTCTAGAGGTTTTTCTGGATCCCAAAGTAACTCTTCATAAAGAGCGTTCAATGTTTCCATGTCTTGATAGAGATCGGTCAGCATTTGTTTTTCTCAAAAATTTATTTAGACGGGGTTAGAAGAGGGCACTTGTAATGGTTGTAACATCCCTCCATCAAAATGGTCATCATCATCTACATCCTCAGTCAACAGGGCGGCAAAAATAAACCCTCCAATCATGGATGCTGCAATGATTAACATATCGTTCACCAGACTCCAGGGATCAATTGCCCTGTAGTTGCATATGCTCCGAATGCTGCAATGATACCAACCATTGCTGCCCAACCGTTAAACTTTTCTGCTTCAGGTGTCATTTGAATTCTCCTAATAAATGTGATCAGATGCCGAAGGCACCAAAGAAAAAGATGCTACCAGTAGTAGCGTAAGAAATAAGTGCTGCTACAAAACCGAGCATCGCTGTGCGACCATTCAGTTTCTCAGCACGTTCTGCATAAGTCTCGTAACCATAACGCTCAGCGTCGGTTTTAGAAACATACATTTGAGGTTCTTTGGCAAACATATTCTGTTGGCCATACTCATTCGTTGTTACGGTCATTGTCTTGTGTAAAGAACTGTTACATTATATATAATTTCTTTACGAATGTCAAGCACTTTGAAATATTAAGATTTTGAATCCAACAAAAAAGGACCCTTTATGGGTCCTTAAGAGGTCTTTCATGCACGCCACTTATTTTTTGACTGGAAATAAGAAACCAGGCGGGAGTGTTACCTCCATCCGCACCACTTACTTTTACTAAAGCAAGAAAAAAAGAGGGTCAAAATTGACTCCACCACTCCGTTTTTATTTTAGAGAACGGAGAAACTCTTTCTACGTTATGAGCGACTGTCATCCAGCCAAACACCATCTAGTTTAAAGTCTATTGGCAAAGACTAGTCAAAACGATACTCTTGACTTTTGTAATCTTCAAAAGTAATCACATCATCACCACCAGTACTAAGAGAGATAGTATCTGCTGCATAAGGACCAGAAGGAACACTAAGGTAATCCATGGCATTATCAATAGCGTCTAGTTTAAAAGAGAACTTAGTTTCTTTTGGCAACTGACGATCAATTGCTTTCATACCTTGATAGTGACGCCAGATTTCCATCTGAAGACCAGGATCAATGTTGTTTTCCATAGAGTCTTTGACACAATCTTCAAGTGCCTTGATTGCTTTTTGATAAGGATTCATGCTTTTACTCGGTCGCGAACGTAACAGGGGACACCTTCTGGATCTAACCACTTGGTGTATTCAAAGTCTTCCATGGCAAGTAGAATTTGCATCTGGTTGTCACAGAGATACATGTCTGAGTAACGCTTGGTATACTCATGTGCTTTCTGAATTCGGTAATCGGGGAACCCGTTTTCGAGAACCCCGACAGAGACATACCGATAAGGAAAACGTTCAAGAAGAACTTTCACTTGGTTCATAATAAAAAAGGTCATTTTCAAGTTTGGTAAGGAGGATATCATAATCCTCATCTACATCACCGTAGAAATCAACTCCTTTCTCCTCATAGTGTTTCAGTACTTGATTATAAATGATAGGATACTCGGTGTCAAGAACTACCTGACGATCAATTGCCTCATAAAGAAGTTCAATATGAGACGAGAAGCGTTGTGCTGTAGTCATATACTTTCCTCTAGTGGACCGTTATGCCCCGAGGGGCAACGAGTCAGGCAGGATTTGAACCTGCGACCAACTGCTTAGAAGGCAGTTGCTCTATCCGCTGAGCTACTGACCCAAGCGGTAGTCTCATCAGAGTCTAATTCCATTTCGGCAGCAGCGTGCAACTGGTCAATGAAAATGTCCAGAAGTACATCGTTGATGTCGTTGAATTCTTGATCCATTGGAATCCCTCTTGACTACCTTGTAATTATAGCAGACCCATTAGCAAGGGTCAAGGGGTGTGGTCAGTTTTAAAATAGTCCTTTCGCATGTACCTACCAAGAATGTTTGAGTTGTAAAACGCTGGTGTGCCATCGTCAAATGCCTCCGTAAGTACATTGTTTAAAAATAATTGTCGGGTCTCTTCAAAGTTTGTGAGTCCCTTAGATTTATGTAGGCTTAATATAGTTCGTCTAAAGGCGAGATTCCCGATCTTCTTCCTTTCGGCAGTAAGTTCAGCAGAGCTTCCGTAGTATTTTTTCCAGTCGCTCTCACTTTTAACTCGCCTACCTCCAGTTCTAGGTTTTCGTAGTTGGTGAAAGTATTTTCTTCCGATGTATCTTTTACCAGTGAGTGTGTTTGTAATGCAATAGACAAAACCGAAATGGTCGTCAATGTCCTCAGATAGAAAAGGGTATCCGTTAAAA